GTATAATACCTTTTGTAAATGCAACCATCCCAGTTTTTGAAATGCTCATAGCATTAGTTAAAAATCCAAATGCTGTTATTAAGTTACCGATTAATGCTAATACTGGTCCAGCGACCACTAAAAAAGCCCCAAATTTTATTATATTTTGTTGCATTTCTGGACTTAATGCATTGAATTTATCAATAAGACCAGTCAACATTTCAAGTAATTTTATTTTCAATGGTAAAAGCTCTTTCCCTAATGCAGCTTGCATATTTCTGTATTCTTGTTCTGCTTTCATTACTGCGAATGCTTCTGAGCCCATAACAGCTTCTAATTGGCTACTCCATACAGCCATATTCTTTTCTGCATCTGCTGCATCCTCAAGAGCCTTTGTATATGTTGATACAGTTTCTTCGCTATCATCGATAGACTTTCCTAAATCTTCAATAAGAATATTTGCACGAGATAATTGAAACTTGCCAAAAACAGATGCTATAGCTTCATTCCAATCAGCGATTTTATTTTTATTTTCGGTTGAATAAATTTCTTTTTGTTTTTCAGCTAATATTAATAGTTTATCTGTAAATCCAGCTGTTCTAAATTCGTTTGCTCTCATTTTTATCCCAACTTTTTCCATTGCGTCGGCTGCAACATTTGTAACCTTAACTGTACTAGCCATCATTGACTTTAAAGCATTTCCAGATATTGCACCATCAATATTATTTTGTTGAAATACTGCTGTAGCCGCTGCCAAATCTGTAATTTCATATCCATATTGTCTTGCAGTACCACCAGCACGCTCCATAGCTTTTAAAACCTCTACTTCAGAAGCAGCTGTTTTATCAGAAATCATATTAATATCTGCTAGCGCTTGTTCGGTTTCTTTAACAGACAGTCCAAAACCAAGCATTACAGCCTTTACCCCATCAAAAGCTGTTGTTAAATCTGTGTCGAACAAGATAGCTGTTTCTAATGACTTTGTTGTCAATGAATCTAGCATATCAACGCTTTCAATACCAACTTTATTCCATTCCCCCATCACATCTGATACTTCTTCGACATTTGTGCCAAATTGGCTAGACAATTGGTTGCCTTTTTCTCTTAATATATCAACTTCTTCAGCAGTCCCAGAAAAAACTTTATCAAAACGTGTCCATGCTTTTTCAACTGTTAATGCAGTCTCAGTGGCTTGCTTGCCAAACATATAAAGAGGCACACTTAAAGAAAGTGCCATTCTTTGACCAAGCACATTTAACTTACCTCCAAATGTCTCCATTTTTGCACCAAGATTATCGAATCCACCGCCTGCTTTTTTAGTGGCTTTTTCTACATTTTCTATGTCTTTCTTGACATTTTGGACTTTTTGTGAAGCATTGTTTAATGCTTCTATTCGTATTAATAAAGTATTATCTGCCATTGCCTATGTCGTTACCTATTTTTTTTATTATTTCTCCTGTTTTCTTCATGTTTCGCCTCTTCAATGGCATTGCCTATGATCATAAAATTTTCACATACTTCTGTGCTTTGATCATACCAACCGCCAGCATTAGGTAAACAATGAAATTTTTTACAAGCTATATACAACAAAAGCTCAGGCTTTGGGTTATGAATTTGTCTCCCCTTAGCCCAAGCCTTTGTCTGTGACACAAGGTCAACCCTGTGCATTTTTTGTTTTTCTATTTTTTTTTATTTTGTTCTTCTTTACCGAAGCCATTGAACTCACTAATCATATCAATAAGTTCTTGGGCTTTATCTCCATCCATCTTAGAATAGATTTCCATCCATTTGCCAGAATTAAACTCTTCTAACCATTCATCACCGCCTAAAAATATTTTATACCCGCATACAGCTGATCTTACCAATGCAGATCTGTCAGCTCCTACTTTACTTTCTATTTTTATTGTTTTTGTTTCTTGATTAAATTCTGTTTCACCAGCTACTGAATCTTGGTAGCTTGCACGTTCTCCTTCATTAAGTTTTTTAAACTCAACCCATTGTTCTTTTGTTTCATCCAAATAAAACTTTTCTTTTTTATCTGAACCAAAATATACTTGTGTCATATTATCTCATGTGAACTTGCTGAAGCGGCCATGAGCAACCGCCCAGCAAGTATTAATTAACTTATGTTGTGTATGTGTCTTTTGAGTTCCAAATGTGTATCTCTATAATATTTTCAGTTGCATTCTTTGTTGCTTTAAGCTCCAAAGGAATAACGACTAAATCATCACCGCTGGCTGGGATAGGAGCCGCTGTAAATACTGCATTTGTGATGTTTACAGAAATCTTAAACGGTAATCCAGATGTATCGATTGTTGTTGGACTTTCAAGATCAAAGTCTACACTTTCTGCATAAATGTCGAATCCTGCTTCAGTCGCTGAGTCAGATCCATAAAATGCTTTTCTGTATAATTCACTAGTGGTATCAAGAACAACATCCATACTGACATCAATTTCTCTTCGCTTTTCTGTAATTTGCCCTAGGAATCTAGAACCTACTCGGAAATCAGCATCATCCAAGTTATTGTTAAAGTTAACTTGTGCTGATTTTACTGATACACTCGCCCCATTCATTTTCACATCTGTGCTAGTCGCTATGAGCATTGGTCCACTTTCGTATGTTGGTTCTTGATATGAACCAAATTCGTCTTTAATTCCAATCACCTCGAATGAAACATTACATGGTTCAGATGCATTTATGTCCAAAGTAAACCCATTTACCTTACAATCTTCATAATTAAAAACCTGATCACTATCTGAAACAACCTTTTTAATTGATAACCATGGCAAACATCCTGATGGGATAGGCGTGAAATTGTGCAAATATGCACCTCCACTAAGTTCCCCAGACGCTACATAATCGCCAAGAGCACCATAGAAAAAATTACCTATAGCTTCAGGACGAACATAACTATCTATGCTTCCACTAATTTTGTATGTACCTTGATGTATCTCAACGATGTCATTTCCGCCTGCTGCAATTTCTGGATCTGGAACAATTTTTTCACCGTCTGGATTCAAATCAATTGACATTACTCGCATGAAATCAGTAGGCTCGACAAACGTTCCTTGTTCTGCCTGGATGGCAACACCAACGCTTCCGATACCAGCTGAATAACTACCACAACTCATAATATATATTTTAATTAAAATTTAAATTTGTTTTTACATTTAGGCCAAATACTGCTATATGGCCAACTTCACTTGCTTTTAACTCTCCACTTGTATAACTGATGCTTTCTAAACTAAACCCTTGTATGCATTCAGTCACATCATCTTCTGTTACTGTAGTCCCATTTAGATTATCAGCACCACCGTATAAATATTTTAAGATTCTTCTTGAAACTGTGTCTAGATCTGCTTGTCCTCCTGGAATATCTGCGTTTTTTAGCAATAGGGCAATAATTACATCATATTCATATATGACAGGAACAAATCCGCCTATTTCTGCACTTATTGGACTATTAGTTTGAACCTCTATCCCAATAAATATATTTGTGCCAACAATATCTGGTATCCTTTCTTGTATTTCTTCAACCTTTAATGTGTTGTATGAAGAATCAACCCCAACAGAGCTTTTCAGATCGCTTCTTAGTATTTCTATTATTTTTGCTCTCATTTCAAATCTCTATAAATTTTTTTTGCTAAACTGTCTGCTATAATCCCAAAGTCCTCTTCGTTAAACTTCACCATTTGTCTTGACGGAATTCTTTTAGTCCCTTTCTGATGTATTTTATATTTTCTTTTCTGTTCTCCGTCTAGTATCTGCTTTTCTCCGAACTCTATTGACACCATGTTTCCTCTTTGGCTAATTTCTCCTTTCATCGAAACTACGGCATCCCTTAACTTTCCCGTCCTTGATAATATTGGCGACGCTGGGAATCCGCTTTTTATTCTTGATTTTATTGTCGCATTAGCAAGAGGTTTCCACCTAGGCCTGCCTTCAGCTCTAAAATTTTTATCAAAACTTGTTTGCATTATAGCAGTAGGTTCACCAGAAGCCATCCACTTGTAAACAATTTTATCTATTCCTTTATATTTTTCAAGATTATCCAATAATTTCCTTCCACCCGAAATTGTTACTTTATAATTGCTCATTGTCATTTAATGAATCATATCTTTCAGCATCAATTTTAGCCTCAATCGCATCGTTTTCTATCCCAGACATAGGTCTATCGAATGTTGCATAATCATCTGAAGATTCTAATTGTATTTGTGCTGGGTTTTGATAATTTTCAACATTTGATTCATTATCTTCTCCGCCTATAATAACTACTGTGCCTTCTATTATTTTTTCTACCTTTGCAGTCCCCTTGTCAACTAGATATTGCCCATATTTATCAAGCTCAGAATCTTCTTTGGTTGAAGCAGCTATGTCTAAAACTAACATCCCAGCCGCTAAATCTGATTCTATGCTTTTTAAAAATGCAGTATCTGTTGCATCTGTGCTATCAATTGGGACAACGTACTTTTTCCTCAATAAAATATTCATATTTCCGTAAGCCTCTTCTCTGAAATCAGATATATTCAGACCAGTAGCTATGGTAATATGTGATATTTTTCTTGAAACATCAGTGTCAATGGAATATGTCATATTTATTTTAAGCTTACTACAAGGCACCTGAGTGCCCTGTAAGTAAAGTCAAAATTATAGTGACCAAACGTCAGCATTAAACAATGCTTCTGGATGTTGTATCGCTGGGAAACAATCCATTCCGACACCAACCTCAAGTCCATAAGGATCTGATTTTGGTTCTTGCCATGTGTAATACCCAGGGGTATAATCTGCAAGAGGATGACCAGTTCGGAAAGTTTTACCTAATCCTTCTGGCATTTGCTCCTTTGATGGAAGCATTATGATCTTGTTCTGTGGCAAGAAACGTGTTCGGTTATCACCATGAATATCTGTATAAGCAGCGTCATAAACACGGATTTTAATTCCTGCGTTGTCTTCAATAACTTCCTTGGCTTTTTCTACTGAAAGCATTGGGATAGTATATTGCATTACATTCTGAAGATTTTCATTTTGAGAAATATAATTAAGAGTCTTACGGCTCATTATAACCTCATCAAGCAAAATCCCGAACTCATCTTGTACTTGTATTTGCCAAGTTTGGATGTCTTCTAATGGATTTGAGTTTGCTGTGTCTGACCATGCAGTTGTTGGTGTAACACCAGTCTGATTACCAGGAATAGCAAAATCTACATCAAACTTTACACGACCAGCATAACTGATTGTACCAAGAAGAGCATTAATTTGCATCCACTCAATACGATTATCAATTGATAATTTCATATCAGATAGAGAATCTCTAATTTTTCTTTCTGCGTCAGCTCCTTGTTGAGATATCAATGATTTAGTACCATCTACTGTTGGTAATTTACCAGCTTCACGAATCTTACGTAATTCAGTAGTAGTAAATCTTTCTTTCTCAGAAATACTTACAACATCTGCATATCCTCTATCGAATGCTCTTTTACCACGTATTTTTGATTCACCGTCAACAGCTCTAAAATCTGCCATTGGGCTTGCAGCTCGTACGATATCCCATGTTACTTCTTCAGTAGCAACATCTTTGAATGGAAGATAGTCAAGACCAATTCTAGGGATAGCTATATCACTGTGCATTTTACGAACAACTTCTACCATTGTAGAATTATCCATTCCATGAATTTCTAATTTTTGTGTCATATTTTTATGTTATTTGTTTTAATAATTATTCTCGACCAAATGTAATATCGCAAATTCCTGATCGCAAATATCCTTTTTGTGTTGATGTTACAGTCCCTTCAACTCCATTAACAGTAACTCCACTTTCGTTTACAACACCATGTGTCAAAACACCTACTTCAACATCACCATTTGTAAGATCCGCAAAAGTATCATTTACTCCTACAATTCCTGTGCTAAGTTCACGTCCGTCTGACGCACCAGTATCATAAGGCCCTACAAGACCTGAAGCAGCTCCTGTGTTTATCACACTAAGAACAACACCTCTATTTAAGTACTTGTTATTATCACTGTCTACAGTGTCTACAGTGTCTTTATCTAATGTAGCTGAGTCAAATGTTGCTCCTACAGTAGAATAAAGATATTCATTCATTACTATACCACTTGCTGGTGTAATATCTCGCATATTTTTTCTTTATAAATTATTTAGTTCTTTCTAAAAAGCTATCTGCTTTATTTCTAGATTCATTTTTTTCTGTATCATCAATATCACTCGCTAATACAGATGTGTTCTCTTCAATTTTATCATCGTCAAGGTCAACTAATTGTGCTTGTTCTTGCTTCAAAGTCTCATAAAGAGCTTTTTGGTCTTTGTTCAATGATTTCAAAAATGATAATTCATTTTCTTTTTGTGATGGTGTCACCTTACCAGATAATACCCACTTATCAACAAGATTATTTAATTGAGCTTCTCGCAAAGCTGAAAGTTCAGCATGAGCTTCTGGAAATGATTCTTCCAATGAATTCTCATCAACTTGTTCATCATCTTGTGATTCGTCTTCTTCCTCAGTCTCTTCAACTTCTTCGACTTCTTCATCAACCTCTTCTTCTGTTGTATCTTCTTCCTCAGCAACTTCTTCTGCTTCAGGAGTTTCCTCAACAGCCTCTTCAACAACTTCTTCAGTTGCTTCTTCTTGCGCTTCGTCAGTTTCAACAGCCTCAACAGTTTCATCAACTATTTCTTCTGCTTCAACATCGTTATTAATTTCTTCTGACATGTCGTTTAATTTAATTAAATTTTTACTTTTATCTTTTGAAAATGAAAATGATGGTGACAATCCCTCGACTGCTGGGATATCCACCCATGCAAATCCGTAAAGTATTGGGTTATAAATTTTTCCGCTATTGTCTTGGTATGCTCCAATTTCAGATGATCTACTAATATATGAACCATCTTCTATTTTTTGCATCATTTCATCACTAGTGACTCTGATATCTGCAACGAGTTTATTTCCTTTCATTCTGACATCTGAAACATATCCGCCAACCTTATCGATAACTTCTCCGACTCCAAACATATTTGGATGATCTGCTCTTACTGGGACGTTAGGGAAAACATTATGAGATTTTAGATAATAAAAATTTGCTACCATTTTCTCTAATGCTGTTTTTTTAAATTCAACATTTTTAAACGTGCCTGCTCTAAAAATTTCAATATTTTTAACAAGCCTACCAGTCTTTGAAGTATTTATTCTTTTCCCCTTAGAGAAATAAACAAAATTATTTTCTTCAATTAGATCTTTGTAGCTTTGTTTTGATTCTACAACTCTCCATGGCTTTTCTTTTTTCTTTGGCTTTTCTACATTAGACAAAGAAAGCTTGCATAATGATGTAGCCTCGCCTTTTGTTTTACTCTCGCTAGTCATCATTTTGCTAACACAGGAATTTAATTGTTTTTCAGTATAATTCATATT